AAAGTATGTAATTACATATATTTAAATGCTAAAAAGACTATAGATAATAGAATCTATAACGCCGTAATGAAAAAACAAAGTCTAAATGATATGCTTTTTGAGCTAATTGAAGACTTAAAAAACAAAGGAGATTGAAATGAGTGAACTAAAAGAACTACTAAAAGAGTTTGTAGAAGTTAAAGATGTGGTGGAAAAAAATAAGATAAAGATGGAGCCTTATGTAGATAGGATGAAAAAACTATCAGCATCTATAGCTGGCCACCTACAAGTTGAGGATGGAGAGGAATCTTCTGAGTCAATTAGCTTTCCTAATATAGCTAGCGTAGTTAAGAAAAGACATATAAAAGCTGATGTAGTTGATTGGGAAAAGTTCCAAAAATTTTGCACAGATAACGGAGCTGAGTTTGCTATGAGAAAACAGCTTAACTTAGCTGGTGTAAGAGAATTGCATAAAATGATAATGCAAGGAGACCTTGATGATACAGATTCTGTTGAATTTGGTGTGTTTGATAAGGTCTACATTAGAAGAAAATAAAACAACAAGGAGAAACAATGAGTAAAGAAAAAGCAATGACTAAAAAAGTAGCAGATATAACTGGCGGTAATATGATTGTTCCAGAAGGCTATGAATTAAATATAGCTAGAGAGGACGTTAGAATACCCTCTGTCTTACTGTATCAAAAGATGAGCGATATGGCTGAGTTTGAAGGTGAGAATATTAGTGCTGGTACGTTTGTTAATCCAGTGACCGGAGAAGTTTTAGGTGACTCTTTTGAGGCTGTAGTTATTAATTATTATGCTACAGCTAGATTGTATGGAGAGAAAGACCAAAAAACTGGTAGGAAGGAAGTTGAGCGTTTTTCAAGGGATGGTATACATTGGGATGATAATGGAGATAGAATATCTCCTACTGAGTTTCAATGGAACGAAGAAGGTAACTATGCTGTTAAATCTTACCATTACTTAATACAAATAAAAGGTAGTGCCATACCTTCTATGATTACGTTTAAAGGAGCATCGGCTAAGTTTGCTAAGAGCTTAAACGCTAACCTTATGTGGATGAAGCCAGCTTGGAAATCATACTTCAAGTTTAGTTCTGCAAGCGAGGAGAAAAACGGTAATAAGTATCATGTTATAAACGCTAAGGCTCAGCCTAAAGCTTTTGTAAATGAGGATACTTTCAATTCATGCACCGAATTGTGGTCAAGCATGAAGAATCAAACTGTTGTTTCACCAGAGATGGAGAAAGAAAATGAGTTTGATGGAGATGCGGTCAGCTTTGATTAGACTTGATTAGCATCCTTAGCACATATGCCCGCCGGGGTTATTCCCCGGCTATGTGCTAATTTATTAATAACCTTAAAGGAAATGAGAAATGAGAAAAACTACTATTAAAAAATTGCATGAACTATTTTACTCAAGAAGAGATGTTTATGCTGAGTGCTTTTATAGCAAAAAAGACAAGAGATATGTCTACAAATCAATAAAAAAATCTTTTACCGAATCCATATTAGATAAACATATTAACGACCCTAATTACTCTGGCATAGGAATATACCCCTTACTTGAGGGTAATAAAACAAAGTGGATATCAGCTGACTTTGATTTTCATAGCGCAGAGGAACAAGAAGAAGCTTTGAAAGCTGTGGAAACCATGACAAGAGTTGCTGATGATATAGGTTTGCATTTCTATAAAGAGATAAGCAAGTCCGGTGCCGGTATGCATATATGGGTATTCTTTGATGAGGAAATAGAATCTTGGAAAGCAAGAAAGCTAATGGGAGGCTTTTTGTTAGCATGTAAATGCGATAGCTTATCATCAATGGATAGATTTTTTCCTTCACAAGACAGATTATTTGAAACCTCTAAAGGTTTTGGTAATCTTATACACATGCCATTTAGCGCTTATTTTATTAAAACTGGTACTTATTTTGAGATAAATGATGGCAAGATTGATAATTCTGAAGATGCAATAGAAATGTTTCTTGCAGAGGTTGTCCAGCATAAACAATCATACGTTGATACCATACTTGATAAGTGGAATCTGCTAACGTCTGTAGATACAAGCTCTGTATACGAGCAAGATAACATTGAGTATGAGTATGCTGAGGATGGTTTACTTTCAGTTTTAGAAGACCCTTTTATAAAATGGTGTTCAAACAACCCCCAGATGGTTGACTACAACGCTTGGATTGGAATGATAACAAACTTATTGCCTTTTGGAAATGATGGAGTGAAAGCTATACACAACATATCCTCCAAAGATATGAATAGGTACGATAAGCAAGCTGTGTCAAGAAAAATATTAGCTTGCGAAGGCTTCAAACCTATCACATATAACTGGATAATTAAGAATAGTAATTTTAAGGAAAAGGTTAACGTAGCCTATAAGTCTCCGGCTGTTGCTGGAATAAAATCTAAGGCTATAGAGTCCTTGGTTTACGAGAACTACGGTAGATATTTTATCGTAGGCTCACAAAGAAAAGGAGATAAGGAGCTTTCTACTTGGACTGCTGAACCTATTAGAATAGTTAGAATAGGTGAACAGATTAGTAGGGTTTGGAATATTGTAGCTGAGGATAAAATAATTAAAGATGTTAGCTTTGATGCTGGCGATTTATCCAGCTTGCCAGCTTTTAAGAGAAAAATAATGTCTCTGTATCACAAGATATTATGGTATGGAACTGAGACTGAGCTGATGAGAGTCTTAGATTATTTAAATCAACATTATCCTAAGCTACCAAACGTAAGCGGAACAGACCAGATTGGTATGATACAAGACCCTTTATCTAAAAATTGGCTGGTGCTTACTCAGCATCAGTGTTGGGATAAAGATTCTGTTAGAGAGGATTTTATATATTTTAATCCTTCTGTAAAGAAAGAAATCACTTTTTCTAATAGCTGCGAAATTACCAAGAATGAGTGTGCTAACATACTATCTAAGCTTTTTAGTTTTAATGATTTAAGGGTTTGCGCAACCATAATTGGCTGGTGTTGCTCTATATTTATAAAGCAAAGACTGTATGAGCTTCACTCTGTTAGATTTCCGGTGCTAATGATACACGGACAAGCTGGTAGTGGTAAATCAGAGACAGCTAGACACATTGTTCAACCTTTCTTTGGGGATATATCACCTATGCTAAGGGTGGACGATATAACAAATTTTGCTTTTACAGCTCTTGGGTCATCTACTAATATGTTTCCACTTGTTTATGATGAGTATAAACCAGCTCTGTTTGACAACAGTAAGATAAAGATGATTAGCAAGATGATTCGAGGGTTGTATGATAATGAGACATCTATGAGAGGTCAAAAGGATTTGTCCACTAAAGAGTTTAAGGTTTTCGCTCCAGCTGTGGTTATAGGTGAGAGCGGGTTTGAAGAGCCAGCTCTTAGAGAGAGGTCTTCGGATGTATTTTTTAGCAAGCAAGAGTCTGTTAAGTTTGTTGATAATTTTACAGCTTTATCTAAGATGGGATTGTCAAAGCTGGGAAACGCTTTGCTTAACTGGTCTTTGTCTCTTGATGATAATGAGCTTTTTAATATGTTTAAATCTAACATCAAAGGCGGTGGAAGAGTCTTGCACAACTTAGCTATGATAAACACCGGACTAGATTTGCTTTCTAAGTTCTATGATTCTAAAGGGTTAGCATTGCCTACAGATGGATTGAAGAGTGAAGTAGAAAAATATCAGATGGATGCTATAACTATATCTGGTGAAACTAGGTCTGCTGTAGATAATATTTTAGAGGCTGTGTTTGTTATGGAGCAATCTGGACTTATAACAGCTGACAAGATGGAGATTGACAGAGAGAAGAAAGAAGTTTATTTACATACCCCAACAATATATCCATTGTTTAAGAAATGGGCGAGAGACACAATGTTTGACAAGGAGATTATATCTCATGATGAGTTTGTTAAGCAAGTTAAGAAAATGGATTATTATGATGGTATTAGAAATATGAGAATCGGAGAAGATGGAGAAAAAGTACAAAGGAAAGTAAGAGTCTTTGATTTTCAATTATTGGCTAACAAAGGCATCGTTGAGTGTTAAAATGGATTGTTTAATCTCATTTCCAATTTGTTTTATGCAATATACGGTGCTTTTGTTACCACTTTTTGACATTTGTTACCGCTATGTTACCACTAATAGGTAACGCGGTAAGTTCTAAGTTTTTATAGATGTTACAATAGAAAAATAACCGATGTTACCAGTGTTACCGGTTTTTTTCTACACATATATAAGAAGTTTTAAAAAATGTAGGAGTTGTTGTTTTTTGTGGTAACATGGTAACAATATATGCTAACCTACTTTAAAACATAACACTTACGGTGTTACCACTGTCGATATTTAGCGGTAACAATGCGGTAACAACGGTAACAAACAAAGGAGATACTATGAGTGAAGTCTTAAAAAAAATGATGGATGAGCTTGCTAAGATGGAGTTAAGAGATAAGATAGCTACCGACTTTATAAAAAGAGTTGTAAAAGAGGGAAGTGGTTTTTTTGCTAAGACAGCTGAAAAAACATTAATAGCTATGGACAACAACGGTAATTCTAGTAAAGAAGAAGAATAATGTCTCAATCATTTTGGAACACTGAAGAGTATAAAACTTTTAAGAAATTTTACGACTGGCTTAGTGCTAACTGGGATTCTTGGAATCAAAAAGATAGGCATAAATATAAAGAAAAGTATGAAAGCGGTGTAAGAAAAATGAAAGCTTTAGCTCTTAGTTTTGGTTTAGATTTCTCTGAACCCGATGCTAAGTTTATGGATGCTAACAATATTAAATGGGTTGATTTTGGTGTCGAGGGTGTAGAGAAAATTGGTTTATGGACTGGTAAGAATATGAAAACTGATGATGGGTTTTCTGTTTTTAACATTTTTTGGTTCCAGATGCTAATGAGATACAACCCTAAGAACAGAGTCAAATTTATAATCAAGTTAATGATTGACTACAATGGAGAACCTTACGATGAAAGTAACTATTACGAAAACTAAAAAATCAAAACAAAAATCAGAGAAAATAATTCAAGCTGAGATAATGAAATACTTAAATAAGATTGGATGTTCAGCTGATGTGATTAGCAACACCGGCTACGGCAAGAAAGGTATCGCTGATATAATTGGATGCATGTCTGACGGTAAATATATTGCTATAGAGGTTAAGCGTGCTAATGGGAAAGCAACTGAATTGCAAAAGTTATGGTTAGATTATAAAAGTTCTCGCGGTGCTATTGTTATGATTGCTAGAAGTGTTGAAGAGGTTAAGGAAGGATTAGCGCTCCATGGATATAATTTCCACAGAGCGTAATCCCTTTTTTTTTACTGAAGATGCTTGTTATTTTGATTTGTCCAAGCTTTTATTAAATCTTCAATAACTTGTCTGGCTGTCTTGCCTTTTAGTTTACATGTTGCCATGAACTTTGCCCATTCCCATCTTGGAACCCATAGAGGGTAATGTTGCATTCCAGCTCTTTTATTTGTCTTTTGTTTTTTGGTTAGCTTAGGTCTGGCCATTAGTTTAACTCCTCTTTGCTAGGCGCTACGTTAGGCAGCTTGCTAACGCTCGTCAAGTTTTCTTGTTTTTTATCAACAATTTCACTAGCTTTCTGTAGCTCATCAGCTGATGCCGATAAGAAAAAAGATAACGAGTTTAGTATTGTGTCTGAAAAATCAATCGCTTGCCACATCTGATTCCACATCTTTGGCAATTTTTTCTCAGCAAAATAAACAAAAGACTCCATGCCCTTCTTAGTAAACAACTGACTGCATTTATCTCTTTCGTCTAGTATCCTTTGCTGGGTTTTAGCATCAAGCTTATCAAACTGTTCATCGCTTATTGGTTTACCATCCATAACAACAACAGCTTGCTCTGGGGTAGCTCCATTCTCAACAAGCTTATCTAAGCAACCATTCCTATAAGCTGTGCTAACAACAGAAATTAAATCCTCCAACGCGATTCTCAACTTTCTAAACATCTCTTCGTTCTTAGATGTTCTGTTAGATAAAGCTGATAAACCCTTTGCAACCACCTCATGGTCAGAGCTTCTATCTGTCCAATCTAAAAAGTTTGCTAATTCTTTTTCATTAAAACCATCAAGCAAACCCTTCTTTAGCATGCTATTCACAAGCACGCTCATTTTTTTTGTTTTATTACTCATCTCATTCTCCTTCGTATTGTTTTATTAGTTCTTGTAATCTTTCGTATTGTAGCTTGCGCTCTTTCTCATCAAACTCTTTATGTAACTTGGTTTTACCCCTTAAAGCAAAAGAGCTTTCGATTAGATGTGTGTTGACTAAATCCTCTCTGACTAATCTTTCAAGTCCTTCATAGTCTCTAACATAAGTCCACATCTTATCAATCAGCATGTTCTTTATTCCAGTTTTAGCGGTGCTAATACCAAGCCTATTGTCGTGACAATACTTATCAAAGTCCTTGTCATTAATTTGTAGCACAACCTCTATTTTTATATTTTTCATTAATCGTTCTCCTTGTTTATTTTTTCATAACAGTGTTCAAAATTTGTTTCAATAGTGCTAACAGCGCAACTCATAGCCTCAAGCCAACCTTGATGTCTTTCGCTATCTTGAACAGCTAGAGATTGCTTTTCAACTTTAATAATTTCCACAAAATCAGCTAGAACATTTCTAACCATAGCGACTAAATTATCTCTCTGATTAGTAACCTTCTCAAGTTCTTTAGCAACAGATTCAGCTTTATCGGCAATTTCAGCTGATGCGCTAGCCATTCTAGCCGGCAACACAACTGAGTAATTGCAAAAATCGCAACACCTATTCCCAAATCTTCCGGTCATACTTTTAACTGGCTCTGGGTTATTACCCATTCCCTTTATTTCTTCTACTTTACATATACAACATATCATCTCATTTACTCCTAAGTCCTATTGTTAATTTTATAGCTGAGTGGGCCAATAGGAGTTAACCCACCCAGCTGTTGCAAGTCTAGTTATTTCTTTACAAAATAATCTAAGTCCTCTTGCAATTCATTTACTATAAACTGTAACTCTTCGTTGTCTCTCTTTGAAATCTCTAACTCGTGAGTCAACTTTCTAATCTCTCTATGCGCCTTACTTGTGTTCTTATAAACTTTTATAATGCGCTCACTACATTTATCATACTCTACTTTGTAATGCAATGCTAACCATGCTAAGGTAGTTATTATTATTGCTAAGGTCATTGTTATATAAATCCAATCCGTAGATGTTATCATTTAGAAATCCTCCACGTTATTGTATCTAGATAGAACAAACTCTGAGAATTTAATACCGCCCTTAGTATTCTCTTTAGCTTGTCTAAATCTACCTAGAAGATTAATTATAGCATGGATATCATCGCTTGACATATATCCAAACTTTTCTAATAGTTGTCTCAATTCCCATAGTACTCTCATTTCGTATTCTCCTTTGTTATTAATAATACTAGAGGGTAGCGGTGGAGTCGAACCACCGCCAGAACCATTCTACCCTTGTTGCTGAGCTATCCGCTCAACTGATGTTCTAATAAGCTCTAACTGCTTGTCACCGACCCATTGCTGGCCCACAAAAACATCTGCGCCCATAAACGCTTGCATCTGGTCGGAAGTCTCTTGACAGCTACCATGAGAACGGTTGAACTGGTACATCATGAAAGCGAATGACCATAACCGCTGTATCTGTGAACATCCTACGCTTGCTATACGCTCTATATCTAGATGCTCTGTACAATCCTTTACCTTAGCCATCCAAGCGCGTTCCACTCTCGTGTCATACATCTGACCAGAGCAACCTACGTATATCTCGACACCGTAACCCTTGGCTTCCAGTATCTCAGCTGTGATTAATCCGGATGCTAACAGGTTAGCATGTGTATCTGTCGCGTTGTCGCATGATATAGATAGATTAACAAATATTCTTACGAATGTTTGCTGGCCGTCACGCTTGCATTGCATCCAATAGTCTTCGCTACCTTCCATGACTCTATCGATATCAAGCTCACCGCCGTCATCAGTAAACCTACGCTTGCGCTTGCAATCCTTAACAGACTCTGATAAGTCAATACTACCATCTAACTCAAGCTTCCTACGAATCTTTTGCATAGCTTCTAAGACATCTTTATTAGCTTGACCAGCTCTGACCTTATCTAACACTTTTTCTACGTTACAATGGCTCTTATCGAGGTATGTACCCATGTACCACTTATAATTCTTAGATAGATGTGGGTTAGTATTATGACCTATAGCTCTTTCAATCTGGCTATATGCACACTGAGCTTTTCTGAAATCATCGTAGTCTGTCATATAGTCTACAAAGTCTCTGAAAGAGTCGAACTGAGACAGATCCATATTACCAGCGCAAGCTCTAACACTGAAGGTGCTACCATCCTCGCCAGCTTTACGCCATCTGGACATAACCATAGGGTCTGGATGTGGTATAAAATCTTCCGACTTTTGCTGGTCTCTTTTATTAGGTATGTTGCTAAGCTTATCGCTAAACTTTTTTATAGATTTATACCTTTCAGACTGCTGGCCGGATGAAGGTATATGTCTTTCAACCATGTCTAGATATTGCTCAGCTTGCTTAGCGTTGTTTTTGTATGTGTATTTAGTCATTATACTAACTCCTCTAGGATACCAGCTACATCCACTTTATCTTGCTCAGCTTGTGACCATGAGAGCAATTTATCTGATAGGAATTGCTTAAGCGTAGTATCTGTGTTAGCTAGTATAGCTTGACCTTGCTGTATCCATCTAGTGCTAACCACCTTGTTAATGTTCTGTCTTCTGGCTTCTTCTCTTATTCTGGTAACCGCATTGATAAGAGCTGTATTGCCGTCAGCAAGCTTGCTTTCTAGCTTTGTATCGTAGTCAAAGCTGATGGTATAAAACCTATCAAGCGTAGCACCGTCAAGTCTATTTCTACCAGCGTATACTTGGCTACCGTTACCGGTTCCGAATGTATTACAGCACGCTATCAGCAAAAAATCAGAGTGACGTTTTGCTGTGGGATTATCTCTTCTGTTTGGCACTGATAGGTAACCGTTCGCTAGAGCTGAATTAAGCACTGTTAATAGGTTAGCATCCGCGCTATCCATCTCATCCAGAAGAAACACACCGCCGTTCTCGTAACAATCTAAGAAGTCAGTGCTAACAAACTCACCGTTAAACAGCATCTTACCTATCAGCATTCCTTCTGACATGCCACCGCTACAAGAGATATGCTTGAATTGTAAATCAAGAGCATCCGCAACTTGGTTAGCGACATAGGTTTTACCGGTACCAGCATCACCTACTAGCATAAGCTGTTTCACTAGAGGTAGCATCTGTGCTATCTGTTTAAACTTTGGATGGTAGTGCTGGTCAGCTAGCTTTCTTGGTTCGGTTATTTTTTGTGTAGCTATGGTTATAGTAGATGAGCCACCGGTGCCGTTTTTGATAGCTTTCTTAAGCTCTACATATCTGTACATATTTTCTTCAACTACCTTACCAATCTTAAATAGATTTTCATTGATAGCATCGGTGCCAACATCCGCTTGTAATTGCTCTAGCGACATATTGCCTTCGGTGCTAAAGTATAGCTTGCCATTATTCTCTGGTAGCTTTACTGGCTCTGGTGATTGTGCTGGAGCTGGTGTAGCTGGCTCTGGCTCTGGTGCTGGTTCCGGTGCTGGTTCTGGTGCTGGTTCTGGTGCTATTGTACCAGCTGGGTATGTAGTAGGCTCTGGCTCTTTAGCCCATCTCTGAGTAGGTTCTGGCTTTGTTTTGCCATTGGATGGTGCTTTACTAGATAGGTAGTTACCGCGCTTAACAACAGCATCCGCAACTCTTTTCCAATCTAGGCCACCAGTCTGTATTATATGCTCTAGCTGTTCCTTATTCATCATTGCTATAGCGCCAGATGGACTAGAGGGTCTATATGATATATTTATCGCTCTTTCTTTTATGCTACCATCTTTAAGTCCGTTGGCAACTATTGTTCTCATTTCTTTAACTTTCATTTCGTATTCTCCTATTGTTGTTATTATTAAACGAAATACCTCTAAACTTATACTAAATAGTATATCTAAGCAAGCACTATTTACTGGTTTTATATGGTTTTTTGACTCATCTCTTCGGTGAGCTATTGTAATTAATTATTGTTTCCAGAATAGTTATCAGATAATATTAGAGCATGACCAGCAAAAAAACAGTTAAATCTAGCATTAAATCAGCACAGAATCTACCCACCCGCACCAATAAAACTATTGCCAAAAAGGAAATTGATAAAATGCTGTCACCGCTAACGGAAAGCTGGAAGGTAGATTTGTTCCAGAGCTGGTTGTCACAGCCTACGGTTAGCATTGGTGCCATCTGTGATAATTTTGGATATGATAAAACCGCTGTCAGCGTAGCTCTGAAAGTGGATAAGACATTTAACCAGATATATAATAAGGTGCGAAAAATCTGTGATAAAATTGAATTAATGAATCTAGAGTCAGTTAGCGAACAGAATGCCATGGAACCTAAAAATATGGTCGAACGTCTTTTCAGATTAAAATCTCTGGATAGAGATAGATATGCTGATAAGAAGCATGCTAACGGTGCTAACATTGATATCAATATAAACTTTGGTAACGGTGTGTCCACATATAAGAATAATAAATCTGTGAAGGATGCTGAGATAGTGACACCGACAGCGAAACCAATGCCCAGCGCGGACATACAGAAGGCTGTTGAATCCATATAATATGGTTAGCACGAATCCCAGAAACGCGAAGGGGGGAGGGGGGTACGGCCCAGCGCTACCAACGTGTAGTCCATATATGGCGACCACATACTTTTTTACCAAAAGGGGTCTTTGTTGGACATTTATGTAGGCTTTAAAGGAGCTGAAGGAGAACCATCGGAAGCTTTGGTTAAACAGAAAGAACTTCTGGATAGCAAAGAAAAACACGTCTTAGCCGCTGGTTCATTAGGATGGGGAAAAACAGATTGGCTTATGGTACAGATTATCATAGAGGCAATTAGTTTTGAAAGAAACATTATATTATTAGGGCGCAAAACATTAGGTGCATTAAAGAAGTCAACCTTAGTATCGTTTTTTGACATAGTAGACCCTCTTCTCATTAAGAGACACGATAGACAAGAGCAGTCGATAGAATTTTTGAATGGCAGTAAAATATTTTACATGCAGTTAGATGAAAGCAGAGAAGCTATGCAAAAGGTTAAATCTATGAACATAGGAGCTGTTTTTGTTGACCAGATAGAAGAAATATCAGAGAATGTATGGATAGCGTGTATAGGTCAGATGAGAAGAAAGAACGCCTCAAGAAGAAGTTTTGCAACAGCCAACCCTAACGGTCACAGCTGGGTTTGGAAACGCTGGATAAGGAAAGGTGGTATGAAAGGGTATCGTTGGGTGCAAGGTCAAATTTGGCAAGATGGGGTACCCCCTCCTACATGTCAAAAAGAAGTAACACCGATGTACTGCGATAACCCTTACCTTCCTTGGGATTATGTTGTAGACAGATTAGAGCAACCCCAGCGATGGGTAAGAAGATATGTGTATGGCTCTTGGGAAAATTTTGAGGGTTTGGTTTGGAGCGAGTTTGATGAAAAAACTCATTTAATTGAACCTTTCGAGGTTCCTCACTGGTGGAATAGATACATTGTACTTGACCACGGGCATAGAAATCCAACAGCAGTTTTATTTTTTGCGGTTGATGATGAGAATAATATATATTTGTATGACATGCATTACGAGGCAGATGAATGGGTAGATTTTCACGCTGAACATATCTGGAAGAAAGCTGGAAAAGACCACATAAATTTATGGTTAGCAGACCCATCGATATGGCATGTAAGAGGCGGAATGAGTACAGACGGAACTATCGGAGGTCAATACGAAGAATTTGGCATACACTGGGAAAAAGCAGATAACGATGTAGCTGGAGGTATTGATAGGGTAGCCAACTATATGGCTTTAAACGAGGAAACGGGTTTACCTAAATTTTTTGTGTTGGATAAAGATTGTATGACACCGTTTATAGATGAGATACAGAACTATAGATGGGAGGACTACAAGGAGGGCATCAAAAATGCTCCAGAAAAACCAATGAAAAAAGATGACCACGCTATGGATGCACTAAGATATTTTATAAATTATATGGATATGTCAAGGCCACCAAAGCCTAAACCGCATATCCCAAGATGGTTAGTACAAAAACAGAAACAATTAAAAAACTGGAAAACAGTTTAAAGGAAAAGTAATGGCAGAAACAAAATTAGTTAATTCGTCAAAAGATAAATTAGGAAGAATGGATGTCGATGTGATAGAAATTACATCTGCTTCTATAACAACAAACGCTATTGGGGAGCTTGCTATACTACCTACAGAGATACCTTTCGCTGTAGCTGTAGAAGGTGGCTCTTGTTTAATTCAATCTATAACAGCATACAACCCATCTGGAACTGATTTACCCTTAACAATATTTATTAGTAACAGTTCTCAAGCTTTTACTGGAGGTTCTGGAACTGACCCAGCTGTTGTAGGTAGCACGGTATCTGGTGCTAATTCAAATACATTAGCATCTGATGCTAATCTTGCAACAATTTTAGGCGGAGTTCAATTTGTTACAGCTATATCATCTCCAGAAGAGGTTGGTAACGCTGATTTAATATACTCAGTTAATTCAATAGGTTCTCCCGCAAAAGCAGAAGCTGGTTCTAAAAGTTTATACTTATGGGCAATTTCTGATGGCTCAGCAACTCCAAGTGTAGCGTATACATTTAAAATAGGATTAATAAAAGATTAATGTTTATTAAAGACAAACTTACAAAAGGTGCCTTAAAATTAGACACTAAATTTGAAATTGATAAAGGAGAAACTGGAGCTAAGCCTTCTGGAAAAGAAGGATTAAATTCTTTACAATACATTAATAAAGGCAAATCATCTATTGAGTTTGATGGTACAGATTCTATAATAGAAGGCACAGCAAATCATTTTAAACTTGGAACTTCTGATTTTTCTATATCATGTTGGTTTTATGTAGCGGCTAGCACTCCAGGAGCGGCTTCTTTTGTAGCGGCAGATGGAACACAAATAAGCGTATTGTCTAAATATGTAGATGATAACAATTATTGGAACTTAGAAGTAGGTGTTGCAGAATTTTCTGGAAGTTTTAATACAGCAACAGGTTATGTAAATTTTCAGAGTGTTATTGGAGGAGTTACAAATGCTGGAGGACAATTATTTGGCGTGGGAAATACATCACATCAGTTAAATGTTGGTTGGCATCACTTAGTTGTTACACATGATAGAAGCGATTCTAGTACTGGTATGAAAGGTTATATAGATGGAGATACAGTATTAGCTACTGATGGATTCCTTACCAATGCTGGTGGAACAGCAGATTTAGATATAGATGCATTAGCAACTATAGGCTTGAATGTTGGAAGAAATGCTAATGCTCAAGCTAATAGAAGAACTGATAATGGTGGTCAGATAGCTGATTTAAGAAGTTACGACAAGGTTTTAACTCCTGCCGAAGTTGCTAAGCTATATAAAGAAACTTTTAGAAATGGAGCAGATGCTGGAAGACTAAAAAAACATTTAGTAGAGCATATTACATTTGGTGATAGAAATGATAAAATTTCTGGAAAAGAACTTAAAAAAATATTACTTGATACTGTGTCAATACATGGCTTTAGAACTACAGCAAAGAGTCAGAAAGCAGTTGGCTCTCATAGAAATAGAAGACCAACAGAGCTTGTAACAAATCAAACATTTGATTCTAACCTAGACGGATGGACACAAAGTGGAAATAAATGGTCTCAAAGTAGTGGAAAAGCTTTATGTATTAAAACTTTAAAAAGTTTATCACTTGACGGAATTACAAGCAAAAGTGGTCATACTTATATATTTAAAGCAGATATTGCTCAAGTATCTGGAACTTCTGCTTATTTAAAACCTACTGTTGGCACTACTGAAGGAGCTTTAGTATTTAGTCTTCCCGCTACAATAAATATATCGATTAGAGCGCCACAAGCAGGTTTAGCTTTATCAATGACTAGCGTAATAATAGCTGTTGGAGATTCGGTTAGCATGGATAATGTGAGCATACTAGAGGTTCCAACTACAGAGTTTATACCTAAAAATTTTGCTTCTACTGCATTCAAGAAGCGTAAAATAAAAGGAGGCATAATTGTCTAATTTAACTTTTTACATTGTAAATAAAGATGACTTAACTGATGAGCAAATTTTAAACTCTATGGCTAAAAATGAAGCTTATATGAGAAAAAGTCAAGACAGTACTAAAGTATTGATTAAAACAGAAAACAGTTCAGCATCATGTTATTCTGGCTTAACAGCATATACTCATGAAGAAATACTTACAGAGTTGGCTGGCACAGACTGGAAAGATGCTTCATCAGAAACTTTTCCGGGAGGTGAATAATGAGCGAAACAATATTTAACAAAGGATTAAATCCTATTAAAATTAAGGGTGATAAGAAAAAATATTCAAAGGGTGGTAAATTAATTGGGCCATCACATGAAAATGGAGGTATTCCCGTAAAGGTAAGGAAAGGAAAAAATATTGAAGTTGAGGGTGGTGAATACATTATTAATAAAGAATCTTATAAAAAATTTAAACCTTTAGTAGATGCTATTAACAACGACCCAGAATCTCAAAAAAAATTAGCACCTTTAAGAAAAGGCGGAACCACTAATATAGCTAAAAATCCAAAAACTAAAAAAAGAAAAAAAAGATTTGAGCCAACTTATCGCAGTGGTGGTTCAGCAAGAAGGTTTGCTAAATATTCTAAAAAATATCAAGGAATGGGAGAATAATATGAGTTTATACGAAAATATAAATAAAAGAAAAAAAGCTGGTATAAGTAGGTCTAAAAAAAATTCTACTATATCAAAGAAAAATTATGAAAACATGAAAAAAGGATTTCCAAAAAGAACTGGGGGTTCTATTAAATCAAAAAAGGAGTCTGACATGATGATGGAAAAAGGCAAGAAAATGATGGGAAAAATGATGAAGAAAGGCAAGAAAATGATGTATGGCGGGATGATGAAAAAGAAAAAAAGAATGGGTGGAGCGGTTAGTTATAGCTCTGGTTCAACTAAAGGTATGTCAAAAAAATATCCGGGAATGGGTGAGTAATGTCTAAGTATCCGGGAATGGGAAATGGCTGAAACAAAAAAGTTGGGCCGGTTAGGTATAGAACTGGCGGAAAAACACCAGCTTGGACTAGGAAAGAAGGTAAAAGTAAAAGTGGTGGCCTAAATAAAAAAGGCGTAGAATCTTATAGAAAAGAAAATCCGGGTTCTAAGTTGCAAATGGCGGTAACAACTCCTCCATCAAAACTTAAAAAAGGTAGTAAAGCCGCTAAGCGAAGAGAAAACTTTTGCGATAGAATGAGCGGAGTACCCGGCCCTATGATGAAAAAAGGCAAACCAACTCGGAAAAAACTGGCGTTAGATAAATGGAATTGTTAGAGCAATCTAAACCAATAATAGCTGGAGCTAGCGGTTTAACAGTAACTTGGATGGAATGGCTTCCGGTTGCTGTAAGAGTTCTTGTAGGACTGGCAACTTTTGTCTATATTTGTGTTAAAATATATAAGGAGATGTATAAATAAATGTCATCAAAAGATACATATAGAGATGGATTTCAAGGAGGCGCTTTAAGCACATCTTCTGGAAGATTAAGTAGAAATCTTGAGGTTTTTGGCTTTTTAGAGCATGGAAACAGAGATTTAATAGATAA